GTATGCGTTGGCAACGTCAGCGTCCACGGTGGAGGCCAACTGGCTGATACGTGGCTTCAAGACACGCTCTGCGAAGTCGTCCATCTGCATGGCCAATTCAGCGGATGTGAAGTTGATGCCGATGTGCTTTTGGCTGGAGACAGTCAAAGTGGTGAACTGTTCGTTGTCGTCCTGAACTTGCAGGGCGGCACCGTCAGTGACCAAAGCGCGGTCGGGCAAACGGATACGCAGTGTAGAACCAATCTTGGCACCTGAGACAGCGAAGCTGTCGTCGTACTGACGGTTCACGTTGCGGGTGATCACCAAGTTGTTCTCGAGGATTTCGAGAGACTTGCGGGTGATCATGTCAATGGTAAGGATCGAATTACTCATGACGATGATTTCCTATTTAGCGGTTGCGGGTTGCCCGTGCTTTGTCGATTTGTCTTTGGCGCTCGGCAGCAATCCAGTCCGATACATTCAGTGTCTTGGTAGACCGAGGATCAGTGGTGTCAGTGACACCGGGGTTGGTTGCTCGTGCGGTTACCGGACGAATCGGGTCAGGCGCGGACGATGTTTTCTTTTGGAAAGGCTCGGCAGTTAATTTAGCCTCAACTTTTCCAATCTCACGCGCTTGCAACAGTGGCGACAAGCGAGATATGCGATCAGCTTCCTTGGGGTTACTGCCCAGCCAATAGGCCAGATCAGGTCCAAGTTCAGACGCTTTGATGGTTTCGGCCATTGCATCGGTGACTCGAAGATTCGGGTTGTACGCAACTTGGTCAAAGTCATCGTATTTAGACCGGGCTTCTTCCTCACGCTCTGCAAAGGTTTCTTCAATCTCCGCGCGTTGATTCTGGATTTCCTGATGTTGGACCAGCTTTTCAGCCTCAGCACGGATGAACTCACCGTATGCTTGAGGGCTGTCAAATTGATCTGCTGTCGGAATATCCGTTGGCATTGCTGGCACGGGCGCCTGCTTTGCCTGCTGCTCACGTTCCCATTTGCGCTGTTCTCTTGCGAGGCGCTTGCCGATCATCGAATCGAGTTCAGCTTGAGAGAATTTCTTTTCCTCTTGGGTGCTACCGTCTTGATTCTCAGCTACTACCGGCGCATTTTGTGCATTGTCCGTGGTGGCCGTCACCTTGGGTGCTTGCGCGGAGTCAACTTCCGCTAAGGCTTGGACTTTATCAGTCATTTGTAACTCATGTGAGTTCCCGGTCTACTGGGCCGGTACAGTTCTTAGATTATGCGCTAAGAAGGCGCTTGTCAAGATGGCGTAACAGAAGTTGATCCATCAACAACCCACCAAACGGCGACATCTGTTGATCCTGATGCCCGCATTAACCTGTTATTTGTGGTATCCCACACAATCAATCCTTCATATTTGCCGACGGTATTTATTGCAGATGTTTTATTTGCGATGTTCGCTGCGGTAACTGACGCAGTGTTAATCATCGCCCATGAGGCTTCTGTCAACGGCATGTTAGTCCTTAAACAAAATATGTGGCCGAAAACGTAATTGTTCCCGTAGCCGCAATTGCGCTGGCAGACGTTACGTTTGTAGTTGTGCAAATTACCGCCGCAGAAGCGTTAACGGCTGCATTGGTTGCATTGCCGTGCCCTGCGGTGACAACCGTAAAGGGCAGGTTGGTTGTAACAATCCCCGCTGCCGTAACGGCGACGCTTGTTGCGCCAGTAACCGTGCCGCTAACCGTAACTTGTCGTCCAATCCGCGTGTACGTTCCGCTTGAAGTAAAAGCGCCGACAACAGTAAGACCGGCACCTTGGCTGGGCGTCCAAGTCCCCTCCTCATACCAGTTCAGCAATTGGCTCGTTTTGCCCGCTGCGGGGGTGTTGGCGGTGAAGTTGATGCCTTTGGCTGCGGTGCCTTGAATTAGGTTGTTGATTAGCTTGACGTTCTGGCTGGTATCAATGATAGCCGCAGCAGACACATTCGAGCCAAGCACCAACGGGTAATTGCCATCGGTGTAGATTTGCCCAGTTTCTGTGGTGATGCCGTTTGTAAGCGCCGATCCTCCCGCGCCGCCCGAAGATGTGTACTGAATACGGAGGTTTCTTGATGCGTCGTTTGTTGCAATAATCTGCGAAATTGCGCCAGCAGTTGATGCTGTGTTGTTAGTCACTAAAGACACGTTGCCAGCCGCAGAGTATTGAACGCGCACGTTGGCGGTTGACGTAAGGCCGTTGGCGCTAACAGATCGACCGGCAGTCAAATCCGCGACACTGACTTTGACAGTTGCGCTGCTCTGAACGATTGGCAGAACTTCCGTTCCTGCCAACGGCGTGCTGGCGGCGGTTAGTTGCGAAATCTTTTTGTCGGCCATGATGTATCCTTATGACAAATTGTAAAACCCGGAAATGTTGATGTTTGCGGCAGCATCGATATCTACAGGTGTTGGTATAAGACCGGTTCCAGACCCTCGCAATTCAATTGTGGTGGCTCCGGTGTTTACAAGCCCAATAATTGATGTTGCGCCAGCAGGATACGTCAAGTTTTCGGCATTCACTGTTACCGCAGGGGCGTAATTTGCTAGGTTCGCGCAAGCTACAGGCAACCCGTCAATTTTTAGCGAACCTGTTCCGGTATGCGCCGACCAGTTAACCCGCAAATTAAAATACAGCACATTGTCAATGATTTTGTACGTTCCAATTTGTACAGTGTAAGTCCCTGTGCCCGGCGTAGTTGTACCAATTGCAACAGGCGTAAACACACCTTGCGGGCTTGGGTATCCCGTGGACGACACAATGCCCGTGTTGTTGATGTACTGGACAGGGACAACAGTATAAAAACCCCCCCCGGCAAGACTGCGCCACAGGTTGTCAGACACGCGATGAGCGGAGCCTGTTGCAATCCGACAATCTTGGACGGTGCAACCAAAGGTAGAGTTGCCGCTGATCAGGTTGCGTTTTTCAGCCGTTCCATCAATCAAAATGCCGTAGTCAACAGTTGATCCACCAGAGTAGGCGAGAATTTCATTGTTGACAATCTTATTCCCGCGATTCTGGTCATCAAACGCAATCAGATTGTTCACCAAGTAAACACCGGCACTTCCGGTAGTCTGGCGCATACTGATGTAGTTGCCGTCAATGATGTTGTTGAGTGATGGATATGTGGCACCAGATTGCATCAAAAACCCGTATTCACTTGCGGATTCAATGATGTTGTTGGATGCAAAAACATCAATTGCCCCAGTGCACCACACGGCACGTTCAACATATCCAATCAAGCAATTCGTAATCAACAAGCCTTCGATACTGTTTGAATCATCGCCAGCTTTGATGCCGTAGCTTCCAGATGTAGGAGGTGTTGCCCCGCCATCTTGTTCGCCAAACCTAGAATTGATCACCACGTTGTTCAGACATTGGCCTGTCATATTCAGGCCGTGGTGAGAATACGTGACGGTACAGTTGTCAAACACGCTGGAGCAAATCGCTCCACCATAAAACGCATCATCGAAGCCGTCCACAAACACATTTCGATATGTGTGCCAGTACGACTGCGCGATTGATGTTCCTAGAATATTGATGCCGGTGTATGTGTTTGGAGTAACGGTATAACGGACGTTTTGACCAACAGACAAATCAGTCATTGTGATGAAATTCACGCCATTTGCAATATCGAACCCGTTGCATCCATAACACGTGATGTACGTCTGACGCACTCCAGCGCCACGAATGGTCATTCGTGCGCCAACAGCGAGTGCAGTTGTGATCTTATATTCACCTGCTGGGAAATAAAGCTCTCCATTTGCGGCCTCGTTGATAGCTGCTTGAATTGCAGCAGTGTCATCCGTTGTGCCGTCACCAACAGCGCCAAAATCAGAGACGCTGACTGGCGCACCAGCAATCATTGAGTAGGAAACTTTAGTCAACGCCATAACGATTCCTTATACGTAGTTGACTTCGATTGACGAAGTAACCGGAGGTGCTTCTGAAAATGTAATAACAGCGCCAACAACGCTGTACGTGTTCTTTTGCTGGTACACGCCGTTAATGTACACATTGGTGGCGTTTTCACCAGCCGGTGCACTCGCCAACGTAAACGCAACAGTTAATCCATTGCCTGTAAAGTTTGCAATGATTGCGGTAGCGTTGAAACTGCTACCCACGTTGTCATATGTGGCGATTGTGACATCTGCGCTGGTCTTCAGAACAAACTTGTACAGTCGCAACGCATTCCAAATTTCACCACCAGCGGGAACTCGGCCAGCAGAGTCCAACACAATCGGGTTTGTGTGGGCTGTGTTGCCGGTGCTTGACGTGTACGTAGCCAGTGGTGTCGTTGTGCCAGCTTCGTAGGTGTAAATTTTACCACCGGACAGCGGATTACCATTGTTGTCAAAAAACTGAGCACCAACGCCGCCAAAGATTGAAAGTGATACAGCGGGCATGTGTTACTCCAACAGGATCAAGCCGCCGTCCTCTTGCACGAGGTTTGCGCCGGACTCGGTGAGAAGGTTGCTTTGGGCTTGTTCGCTACCGCGACCCCCAAAAAGCGAAATAATGCCACCCAGCCCGATACCGATGGCGTTGCGGGCAGCAAGGAAACTCATTTGGTGTTCATCGGTTTGCAGTACACCGTGCCACCAGAGGAAATCTGGATGGCGCTCACTCGCCACAGGCCAGATGTGCCGGTGGGGACTTTGAACGGAATCGGTGTGAATGCGGGGATCGGTGTGCTAGCGGTTGTTGCCACGGCACCCTCACCCACTTGAATGTAGCAGGGTTCTGTGGACCAGACCACAACACCTTCGGGGCCAGCAGGCCAGCCAGATGTGTTGGCTGCGGTGCCTGTGAACGCAGCAGTTTGAGCCGGGAAGTTGGCTTGGGCGAGAGGGTTCAAGAGTTCCATGATGGCTCCTTTAATTCGGATGATACACGTTACGCTTGGCTCTGTTAAGAGCCTTTGGGATGACTTGAATGTTTGTAGGAACATGCAAGCCTGACACAAGACTGCCCCTGAGTGGGAGAACGTGATCAACTTCCCAAACAAACCCGAACAATTTTGTGCGTAATTTTGCCAGAGAATACGCTTCTTTGAGCATCCATTTGTCGTCTGGTGTCAACCAATTTGGGACACGCTTTGATCTTCTTGCTACGCTTGCAACCGCCCACGCAGTTGTTTGGTCGGGGTGCGCTTGCCTGTAACGCTTGGTCTTTGCGGCTACTTTTTCAGGATTCGCAGCAACCCACAACTTTGCCGCTTCTTTAACCTTTTCGGGGTTTGCAGCTTGCCACCGTTTAGACCGGGTGTGGTGTGTTTCTTTGTTGGCCTCGTACCATTTACGCCAAGACGCGTATTGGGCTTCGCGGTTGTTTTTATACCGATCAACGCCCGCAATTTTTACACACTCAACACAAATAGCAGTGCTTGCATATCTGTCCGACAAATGCCCATGCTTGCACGGTTTACCCGTGTTGTAAAACTTTAAGCCAAGGGCTTTTGCTTCTGCGCGTTTCATGCAAGGTACTTCAGTTTGTACAAAGTTTTTAAATACAACCCGACGATTTCGTCAATGATATTCTGGATTGCGGTGTCGGTTTTGTCGCAGACCTTGTACCGGTTGTCCTCGATCTCAGACAGCGATTGTTCCAGAAACTCAATGATGTTGCCGTTTTTCGTGGCGCTCATCAAGCTGATTGGCCCAATTAGACCATGACGGCCTTGGTACGCCTCGGCAAACTTGTCGGCAAAGTCCACGATCTCGTCGTAAAACTCTTGCAGGGTCGAGTGTTTGGCAAAGCTGCGGGTGTTCAGATGCACCGAGTGAGCCACATCCCGCGCCAAGAACAAAGTACCGACAAAATCAGCGCATTTCATTCATCTCTCCTTGGGGTGCCATCATCTCAGGCTGCATTTGAGGTTCTTCCATTTCAGGCATCTCGCGCTGTTCGCTCATGACCATGTTTTCATTGCTCTCCAGCGCAGCAGCCACGACACCCATAGCGATGTCCTGAATCTGCTGCTCACTCATGCCAGCTTGAACAGCGGAAATACGCTGTGTCTCGGCCTGATATGCCTTGATGTCAGCCTCAAACTGCTTGATCTGCATCTCGCGGGCTTCCATGCTCTGGTTGACGTTTTGCAACATCTGGAACATGTTCTCCATCTCAGCGGCCATCGCTTCCATCTGCTGGTTGGCAGCGGCCAAAGCTGGATCGTCTTCGTCGGCCAGCACTTTGGGGTCGATGGTCTTCTTGAACCGCTTGGCGAGGTCTTGGGCACCGGGCCAGTCCATGTTCTTGACGAACAGGTCGCCAGCCACTTGCCACAACTGTGGGTTGCCTTGCAGCAACTGAGCCATGCTCTCCAAGGCTTCCTGACGCTTGGTGGCGTAGCCGGGGCCGGTGATCACGCGCACATCGTACTTGCCGACAGCAGGGTTG